ATGTATTACCATTTCCTTGAGTGAAAGTTATAGTACTACCAGATATTGAAGCTGTGGTTAAAAAACTACCAGTATTAATACAACAAGTATTTGTTATAGTCACAATACCTGCTCCATTAGCTGGGCTAACGCTTATTCCTGTTCCTGCTATAATTTGTTGAACAATAGGTAATCTAGGTCCACCAGAACCTGATGGGGCTACTTGTAAATTTCCTATTATAGTTAATGTTGAACCTGAGTATGGAGTTATATTATTTACTGTTAGATTGCTCATTTTAAAGTTTTTATTTTTATAATATTATTAAATTAGCGTTTGTTTCCACAGTTATAGAACTACTAATACTAACAGGACTAACCAAAAACCCATTATAATTAGTAGGTATAGTTATATTAGAAGTAATAATTTGAGGATGCATAAAAATACTAGCTACAACAGCTTGTGTTGTATTAACACTTCCTGTTATGCTAACACTACCAGTAACATTAGCACTTCCAGTATATGGAAATCCAGTTGGTACATTAACAGTATTTACTAAATTATTTATAATAGTTCTAGCTGTAAAACCAGAATCTCCGTTATTTAGTAAAGGTATAGCCATTTTGTAAAGTTAGATTTGTCATAAATATATTAAATTTTATTAGTCGTTCCATATTCCATAGTCATTCCATAATCCGATATCATCCCAATATCCATTTGGAATTACACCTATAGGAGATGAATAAATAATATTTCTACTAGGACTACTAAATAATTGTTCATTAATTTCAACAGAATTAACTCCAGGTAATTTCTTTAAAGCTGTTAAATCTTTTTGAGGAATATCTGGGATTATATATCCTCTAAGTTTAATATCGAATGTGCTACTAACTGTTCTTTCAGCATTATCTTTTAATTCAGTTGATATAGTAAAAGAATCAATCATTGCTTTAAACTGAAAACGCTGAGGATCACCCCAATACGCGTCTGAAGCATATTCAATTGATTCAATAATTTTATTTAATTGATTTATATAATAAGTATTAATAGCACAATTATAAGTTACCATTAAATAATCTGGGACTACAACAGCATAATTAGTTACCTCTGGTTTGACATTATTTAATATATCAAAATTACTATAAGCATTTCTAGATGAGTATTTTTTTCTTTGAATAGAAATATTATGAGGATTATTAGCGTCTAATTTATTAGCTACAGATCTTACTTTTTCAATATTACTTCTTTTAAACATTATAAGAGGCATCATTATTCTACCTTGAGAATCTCTAAAATATCCAAACTTCTGGAATGACGCCCATTTCTCAGGAGAACCATATATAACAGGAACTTCTATTCTTGTTCCATTTTGTATAACATACGGTTTAATTACATTTGTAAAATAATAAAAAACTGCTTCATCTATATCTTGAATACCAATAGAAAAAGGTTTTGTAGTGTCTCCTCTAAAAGAGATTTGATTAGCTCTACTAGTATTATTAAGTAAATTAGGATTACCTACAGCTGAGAATCCAAGAGATCCATCAGGTGGGTTATAAGGCTCTTGTTGAGAAATAAGAATTTCTCTTTGAGTTTTTGGTATTGGTTTTCTTCCTTGACTACTCATAACAATCTAGTTCTAATAATATTAACTCTATCTGCTGGTATATAATGGCATTCGCAGGTTACAGATACATTATATCCAAAATTTTCTAGTCCTGGATTTAAAGGATTTTGATTATAAGGATAGTCTGGGTCTTTGCCAGCGAAAAATTGAACTGTATTAGTGTTATCTACTTCCCAATAACTTTCTTGGTATAAGATAATATCTCCAACTTCAGGATGAACTCCAGAATCTACTAAATCATCTCTTAAAAAAGCAAAAGTAGATGGCCAATCAAAGTCTACTCCTAAATCGCTTGTTGGACTTGTATTATCACCTACAGTTATCAAAGCATTTAATAAAATAGGTCCATCATATATCTTTCCAGAAGATGCTTCGCCATACATATTTATTTTAGTTTCTGCTAATCTATATTTGTAAAAAGCACATTGTTGAGAGATAATATTACCCATTAACTCTCTATTAAGTCTTCTTACAAATGAAACATCTCTACTAGAGCCAAATAATGCCATTTTATCCTATATAAATTACCATTGGTACTTTTCCAAGTTCACTCATAGCTGAGTCTCCTTCAGCTTGTTTTCTAGCTAATAATGCTTGACGAGAAGTCTCATCTAAATATCCTCTTAATCTATCAAGTAAAGCAGTTTTTTCAGCTGTAGCGGCTGTAATTAAGTCATTAGAATTTAATGATATTTCTCTATTAGGAATAGGTATTGTAGCTTGATATTTACCACGAACATATCCTAACATTTCTTTACATATAGCTAAAGCATACTCAAATATCCATTGACGACCAATTGAGTTTATTTGAGAATAAATTGGGTTAGTATAATTAATGTTTGATGGATTTGTTACTCCTCCTACTGCTTGAGCTGAGGAGCTATCAATCATACTACTTGCTCTATCTTGTATATTAATATATTGAAACCAAATTCTACCATTATCTGATGGAGGTATAGGAAATATTCTTAATTTATTATTTATTAATTCAAATGAATATCCAGCTAAAGATATTTGATTTTGCATTTCAACTGCTTGAGCTGATTGAACTAATAAACTTGTAGGATACATTAAAAATCCTGTTGATCCGAATAAACCATAACTACCAACTGCTGGTACTCCACCTAATCCTGAGAATATACTTAAATTATAAACTTGGTTAACAGCTGGAGGAGGTTCCCAAAATACTCTTTTGATTTCCATTCCGCCTACAATATTATTTTCTGTAGCCCAGACATCAAAATCATAATCTTGAACACTAGCTGTAGTTACAAATGAACCACTATACCAAGTTACATTACCTCCTACACCTGCTTCTTCTCCATATTGAGTTGTTAATCTGATAATTCCATTAAAAGAAGGAGATGTAATAGCGTGGTTTAGATTTGAAGCGGTAGGAGCTCCTATCACATTTAATAAATTATCTCTAACTTGAAAAGCATATAATTCATTTCCATAAGTTGTAATTGCTTCTTCAAAAGCAGCGTAAAAATTTATATCTTGAAGTTCAACATCCATAATAGGATATCCTAATCTTCTAGCACAAAATGTAACTACTTTATCAGCGTCTACTTGAAATTGATAATCATTATCATAAAATCCAAATGGAGTCATTCCTGGGAAGAATGAAGAAGAACCAGGATATATAGGAATGTTCATGGTATATTAGTTTATTATAAATATGGTAAAACTAGTAATTATTGTCCCATCCTCGGTAATGATACCAATCAAACTGATAGTATATTCCGATTTTAGCTCCTATTTTCCATAATTTGACCTGATCTTTATATGTGTGATTTAATATATTATATCTACTATCTATTTCAATAGTCCAAAACCACCCATCACTTCTAGTTCTTTTTATTATATTGTCAAATCCAAAACTAAAATATAAATCTAAATGGTATGGTCTTGTATTCCATAAAAATTCATCACTTGTTTTTCTATTAATATCAATTGAAGGAACAACACCAAGTCTAGCATGATTTTGCCAAGCAAATCGTTTATTTGCTAATAATAAAGGAATACCAATTGATGTTATTTCTTCATATTTTTTCTCAAAAGTATTAATATTTAATAAACCATTGCGAGAATTTTCTAACCAAATTCCTGTTGTAAATCCATAATGATATCCATTATAATAAAGGTGTGTATCATCATAAAAAGTATACTCTAATTCTAAAGTTCTATATTTACTTACACCTCCATATAAATTACCTGGGCCTAAAAAAGTATAGTCTGGATAGTTATTTTCTCCTCTAGGTAAAAGAGTATATCCTGTGCTAAATTTAAATGATGGTCCGTATAATTGTGCTTTTAAAACTATTGGTGATATAACTATTAAAAATAAGAGTATAACTCTTATAATTATAAGTTTCATAGCTTTATAATTTTGTAGTATTTGTCTCCTTGTTTTACAATATTAAAACCAAATTTATAATCATTTAATTCTTTTCCTGTTATATCAAAGATTTGAATTGAAGTACTTTGATTTTTTCTATTTACTGCTATTATACTTTGATCTATTCTTTGTCCTTCAATTGTTACTTCTACAAGTTTATAGTAAACTAATTCATTAGTTTCATTATAGTCTATAGTTTCATAAAAGTTTGTATTTGTGGAATTACCTTTAGCTTTAATTTCAGCTACATTTATAAAATTAATAGCATCATATGTTTTTTCAATTATAAATTTATCAGCATTTTTTTCTGTAGCTGTAGCCCATTTTAAAATTACATCATTATCTTTAACATTTCCATTAAAATAAAGTAATTCAATTGGTAAAGCAGATGTATATATTAAAGGACATCCTGAAAATTGTGGGCAATTAGGAATCCAAGTATAGCAAATAGTATACCAAGTGTTTGGTATAAGTGTTGTTAAAGTTGCATTACTTGAACTTGATGTTGGTACAATAACTCCTGAGATTATAAATGATGTACCTGCAGAATCATATATAGAGAAGCTTAAAGCATTATATAAAGGAAAAGGACCACATAATCCACTTACTAATATAAAACTTAAATTTACCGGTCCAATATTATAATAATTAAAGCACATTGTAACTGGATCACCTTCATTAGAGACACCAACAGGTGCTGGGAATGGTGATTGAGTACAATTGAAAGATCCTGCAGGTATAGCAACCGCGGTTCCAATAACTGGGCCTGGTAGTTGTGCTTTTACTTCAAAACCTATTAATAAAATAAACCATAATAGGTATTTCATAGTGGTGTGTTTACTATAAATATATCTAAACTAATTAAATATTGTGTATTTCATAGTCAATTTCTATTATAATATTACTATCTCCACTTGATGGAGTTGATCCACTAGCTACTAATGTTAATGGTGTATTACATTGAACTAGAGGTGATTCTTTATCTTTACATAACATCATATTTGATATTGTAGCTACTTTAAAATTTGATGTTAATGAATCTGCTTGTAAAGAAGCAATATGTTCATTTCCAATTTGAAAACATAAACTACCAGTAAAATTATATGGTGTTGTATTATAATCTAATTTCCAAACAATACGTTTTATTTCATAAAAAGCATAACTACCAGTGATGATATCTAAATCTAAATTAAGTATTTGCTGATTTGGTTCAGGTGCTATAGTATATGGAGTATTAAGATTACTTATATCTGTTGGTGTTAATATTATTCTTATCATAGCTTAGAATATTTTTTGAACTATCATTACAGTACCAGCTTTTAATGTTGTGACTGCGTTTACTTCACTTCTAAATCTTAATTGAGCTGTACCTGTGTTTGCTCCTGTCTCTAGCAATCCTGTTACAAAAACTGGATATGTTGATGTTCCAGGCATACCAGATGACACACCAACAGATGCGTCATCTGCTATAGAATGTCCTCCGGTTAATGTTCCAGTATTAGCTAACTGATGATAAAATTGGACTCTAATTGATGTGACCGCTGATGATAAATCAAACTGAAATCCACAACCTGTAGTTGCAGCTGCTGGTTGAACTATAGCGTGTACTCTAATTTCATATATACTGTTTGCCTCGTATGTGAAGACTAAACCAGTAGCTGACACAGGTGTTTGGTTAGCACCAGTAGCTGCGTCACCTGCTAATTCTCCAACAAATGTGTATAAACTAGATGAGTGTATTGTTGTTGCTTTAAGAGATCCAGTGATATCAACTGAACCTGTGACTATTAATGATGACCCATCAAAAGTTAAATTAGCTTCACCATTTACTGTGTTAGCAGTACCAGTAGCTGTTAAAATATAATTATCTGTATTATTGTTAATTGTTACTCCGCCCCCACCAGGGGCATATGAGGCAGATAGAGCATATGAAGATGATATAGCTTGGGAAGCGCTTTGAGCCCAGCTTGATGTAATGTTATAAGTTCCTATAGGTAGATAAGAAGCTGTTAAAGCTTGTGAAGCACTTCCAGCCCAAGAAGCTGTACCTAGTAAACTACCTGTTAAACCTGCTGTCACAATTAATGAACCAGTTACCTCAGTATTTGAGTTTATTGAAACTAACGTACCAGTATCAGTTACATTACTGCTAGTAATATGTTCACCTAAATCACCACTACTTCCTTTTGTTAATCTATTTGTAGTAATTGTTGTTTCACCACCTACATTGTTGAAGGTCTGCGGTCCCATTATTAACACTGAGCTAGTTACATCTGCTCCTGGTGCTGATTGGTGTATATATATCCACTGATTATTTTGTGAATCAAAAAGTAATGAACCTGATAAATTAGTAGATCCGGAATCAATAACAGCTAATCCACCAAACCGTACTTGTGGTGTATTAGTGTTAACTGTTATAAGATTATTTTCTACATTTAATTGAGATTGTGTGAAATATGAAATAGAAGAAGTAGTAGCTGTTAAATTTGTAACAGTTAATAATTCTATACTAGCAGTATCTGTGTAAAATATAGCCATTTATTATAAATATTTAACTCTTAAATTCACCATAACTAATAGCTTGCCAATAAACATTATTTGCTAAAGCAGTATTGCTATTAGAGTTTATAACAAAACTACCTACTGCTTTGCTTTCTATAGTCCAAGAACGTAAATCTTCACCAGTTATAGTCACACTATAACTTGTATTTGGAAACGCTGTTGAAAATGTGACTGTTGCTTTTTTAGGATTCCCAGCAAAAGTTCCACCACCTACAGCGTTATTTTTTAAAATCATTCCATTAACATAGGAAGCAGTTACAGCATAACTAGAACTTAATGCGTATGAACTACTTAAAGCGTATGAAGAACTTAACGCGTATGAACTACTTAAAGCGTATGAAGCTGATGTAGCTTGAGATGAACTTTGAGCCCAACTACTTGTGCCAAATAAACTTCCTGTTATTCCTGATGAAGCACTAATAATTGAAGCTGTAATAAAATTAGCTACTCTTAAATTATCTGTTACTAGAAGAGAAATTGAAGGATTATAAGTTAGTTTTCCTTGTGTGTATAATTTTTCTGATGCTGGTGTTGTATTATTTGAATCTACAAATGTTAAATAATGTGTTGCATTTATACTACTAGTTTCTGTCATTATTGTATCTGCTTTTAAAGCAGAAGCAACTGAACCTAATAATAATGACGCTGTTAAAGCATAAGATGATGTTCCATATAATCTAACTTGATCACTAGAACCTGTGTCTGAGTAAAATAGAGCTAAATTTCCATTTCCATCATATAAAGCTCTACCATCCCAATCATGTGATAAGGAAGCATTACCTGCTTTTAATTGATAAGCACCCCAATCAATAGACGTATTTCCTCCTGCGTCAATAGCCCAACGTTTTTCCCAATTTAAAGCTAAAGCGGCAGCTGTGTCAAATAAATCACGACTTTCCCAATTAATACTACTTACTACACCTGAGTCAAATGCTTCTCGATTACCCCACTCAACAGAACCATTACCAAATGGGTCAGCTAAAGTACGACTTTGCCAAAGAACTGAGCTTGATGATTGATTATCATATAATCTTCTATCTTGAGTATTTAAACTTTGACTTTCATTAGTATCAACATTTATAATAGAACCAGTTAAATAAACAGTATTAGTAGATTTATCAAAAGTAAAATTACTACTACCACTAAACGCTGTAGAGTCATTAAATTGGATTGATGTATTTGGACCACCTGGGTTTCCACTACCTCCGGAGCCTGTTATTGCAATACCATTTGACTGGTAATTGATTGTAATATTAGGACCTGCTAGTAGATTTACATATGATGCGGTAGTGGCTTGTGAAGATGATTGTGCCCAGGATGCAGTGCCAAATAACGAACCTGTTATATTTCCATAACTAGCAGTTAAAGCTTGAGAAGCACTAGTAGCAAATGATGAACTTAAAG